TGCACCACCTTGAAATTCTTGAGAAATATAATATTGTTTGAAAAATTCGACTGCATTAGGAAAATCAGCAGAGATAAACTCTGGCAACTGATTTTCAATAATGGTATTGACCTTTATTCTTTTGTCAATTTGTGACATAAATTATTTCCTCTCTAAAACTCCATTTGAGTAACTTGAGGTATAGTAATCTCTAGTAAATACAACACCTGATACATCTTCTCCTGATGCTATTACGTCCTTCACCATATTTATGTTACTATTAGAAATGTCTAAACTGACAAATAAATCTTTGAGACCTATAACATCATTTGATTCAGGGAATGCTTGTATTTCTATTATGTTGTTTTGAGAGACGGTTGAAGTGATATTAATAGTGTTTAATATTACCTCACCCTTTTTATAATCAACAGAACCTGCTTCCTTCATAAGAACTTTAACATTATTTTTTTGATCTTTAGAAACAACACTAATAGTTCCTTTCATAGTTCCATCAAGATTACCTGCAGCATCTTTACTTGGAATATCAGTAAAATATGCTGTCTCTGAACTACCAGAAATCGTAAATCCAGTGCTTTTAATGTTATAACCAGCAGGATTAATATGAAACATATTTCCAAAACATAATTCATATTGAGCAAATTGATTAATTAAGGCATTTAAGTCTCTTCTAATAATTACTTTAGTAATATTTGAGGTAATACCATCATCAATACGATCAATTAGTTGATTTACTTTACTATACTTGAATCTTCCACCAAATTTATTCATCTCAACGTTATCTGCGTAAGATTGTAATGCACCCAAAACATCTGTTCTTAAATCAATTGATGATCCTATCTTTATAGGGTCATAATATACATTTGAGTCAATTTCAATGTAAAGTACTTTGAGGTCAATAATCTCAGAGTTGATACCTGCAATCGCATAACTTTTGAGTTTATTTTTAATCTGTGATTTATCAAAATCAGATATAAATGTACCATTTTTTGGTTTAATACTTATCTGTACTTTTCCAAATTGTGGTGGGTCTAACTCTTCTCCTCCAACGACTGCAACAGATTCTGTTTGGGGGTAAATTTGATTAATTATTGCCTCATAATCTCTTGATGTAACTGCTCTGTATTGTGCTGAGTAAAGTCTTGGAGCAAAATACTTAATAGACGACACATCTTCAACTTCTGCCCCATCAGAGGCGTTTGAAACAGTAGTTACTGATATACTATCTGTTGGTGTAAAGAATCCACCATCATCTTTTGAGAAGGTTCCTTGGAAACTAAAATTACTTGGACCATTTCCATCTTTTCCATCAGTTACAATATAAGTGGCAGTAATTATTGACCCATTTTCAAGTTTTTTACCGAAAAATCCATCTCCAAATAAAATTTCATATTTTTCATCTTGAACTTCTTGTGAAAGATAGATTTCTGAGTTTTTATTTAAATTTAAAATATTATCAACCTTCGCATACTTTCTTCCTATCGTTGTTTGGTTTGGATCTGCAACATATACGTTCAATGTTGATGCGTCTATGCCAGGACTATCAATTATAAATCTTTGATCCTGTGATGTATCAACTCTGTATACACGAGATAGAAAAGTTCCTTCATATATTGATATATTATCGCCAAATTGAGCAAATGAGTGAATAATAGGATTTCCGTTTGTATCTGTACCTACACTTCGACTTACAACTTTAGTTGATGTAACATTTTCAGGTATCGAAAAACGATAAGTTGTATTTTCAACATTTCCTATACAAACAAGACCTGATCTAAGTGTTAACTTCTTTGGTGTAGCGTTTGAAGTCAGTCCCATATCAACATCATCAAGTTTTATTGTTGCAATCGCTGATCTTCTTGAACGTGGAACGTATCCAATGTTTCGAGCAAGTGAAACTACGTTTTCACGAATTGTTGCAGAGTCTAAAAATGCTTCATTTGCAACTAAGTTTGCATTAAATGAGTTTATGTAAGTATTATATGCTAAAGTATCAATTAGAACAGAAAAGTTTGACCCTTCAAAGTCAAAATCCTTAAAATTAGAGTTTGAACGGAGAAAATCCTTAATCTGTGCTTTGATATTTTCAAAGTCTAAACTAGTGTACTGAGTAAAGGGCATATTATCTGGTTGGTTCTAATATAAAACTGAAAGATTGAGTTGGAACTTCTAATCCAACTATATCAAAAAGTACCTTAACCTCTAATTCATTTTGATCTGGTCTCCCTACCACCTCAACACCTAGATTACTAACTCTAGGTTCAAAATTGTACACTGTTTCACGTATTTGGTCTTCAATTACAACAATAGTTGTCCTTGTATAGTTTTCAAATAGTGAAGCACGTATGTCTGTACCTATTAATGAGTTAAAAAACCTCTCAGTAGGTATTGTTTCAACTAAATTTCTCACTGATCTGACAATTGCACGTTCATTTAGTAGCACAGGAAGGTCTCCAGTCACTGGATGAGGTGAAAAAGACAGACTTATATCCTTAAATGCTCTTGATTTGCGTGTAATCGCCATTATTGATACTTTTAGATTTATTTATATCCCATCACGGAGTATATTCGTATCCATACTTCTGTAAATATTCCTCAAACAACTCATCAGGAACTTTTCCTTCCCAATATTCCTTCTCAGTATACTCTTTTTTAGTCTCTGATGATTCCATAGTCGTCCTCTAGTACTTCTTTTAGGTAATTTTCGTCCCAATAATCGTAATAATTGGTTTTTGCAAGTTTTTTTCTTGCTTCAGTGAGTTCTTTTCGTGGTTGACACAACACTAAGTTGTATTTTCCGTTTGATGTTTGTATTCCTTGTATGTATGTCTTCGTTTTTCCGTGATCTGCAATAAATTTATAGTCAGGATAGTTATGATTGTAGTCATCAACAGCATCATACAGGTATTGAGCATCAATTTCGTCCTCTACAACATAAATTGTAACATCAAATTTGTTATTTGGCACAATATAACTTAATTTTTCGTCTAAAATTGTAAATTTAGCACTTGAAGCATAAGGACATATTGCAAAATTACCTAATTCTGGTCGAATTTTAGATAATTGTCGTATCCAATGTAAAATATACCTACTCTTCTCGTCTTTCATCGGGTGTTGTCCAGAAATAGTCGTCACAATCACCTAATCGACCCCAGTTAACATCATTCTCAACCTCAAAGATACGTGTTGATACCTTAAAATCAGGTATTTTAACGTCTTGTGGTGTCATTGAGGTGTCAAAGATGCGACATCTGTTGTTTGGATAGAGACAAAACTGCCCATTTCGCAATTCAATGAGATTAAATGACTTATGTTCGTCAGGCATCTCACTTGTCGCAGTGTCTACTTGGTCATTATCGCCATGATAGTTGTCTAAAGTACAAATATACTGCCCTTTTTGGTTGCCAAAGTGCCTTGTACGACATTCCCACTCCATTGGAGCGACAAATTGCTTGACAATTACCGTAAAATCATAGTCCATACAGTTCCAAAACTGTAAATTGACCAAATCCATATCAGGATCAGGTATTTTTGGTCGGGAAAGAAAGGCAGAGATGGGTAATTTATCATACATTGCCCCATATTCGGGTAAATAAGTCTCAAAATAGAAGGCACGACCCTGTATTGACTTCGCACAGACCCATAAACCCTCTACAAACTCTCCATGACCCGACTGAAAATCAGTTAGATACTCTTTTCGTACCCATACTTTCTTCGTTGGTAGGTTTGCAATTAGTTTTGACATGTTTCAAAGAAGTTAGAAATCTCGTATCCCTGTAATTTTGACTTATAATCTGATGATTCTCCCAGATAAAAGTAATCATACCCTAATTTTTTATATAATGCAATCTCATTCTTGTTCGCAACGTGTCCTAGACGCAGTTTCTTATTTCGATAGTTCCAAGCAAACTGATCCGCCCATACACTATTCACACTCTTAAATTTATAAGCAAGAGTAAATGCTGCTAAATCATTTCCATCATAGTAACCAATAATATCCGTATGCGGTAATTCAAACTCTTCACGGAATATCGGCACCACATCATCAAATTTTTTATAGTTTACATACTCTCGATAGATTTCAAGACACTTTTCAAAAGAAGAACTACCAAGAATACGATAATTATGGTACTCTTGATAGTTTGTGTCTTGAAGTCGAATCCGACAATACATTAACGACCCTGCCCTCTGTATCTTTTGCGAGCCGAGTTACGAGAGGAAGCGGAGTATTTCGAGTGCTTCCCTGTTCCTTGTCGAGTTTTTTTGGGTCGTGACTCAGTTACATAAGTACTTCCCATCATTCCTGATCGTTTTGCCATTAGTCTTCCTCCTTTATAGGTTCATAAGTAATTTCTTTTTGTATTGGTTGACCTGTTACATACTGTTCAACAGCATAGTCTTCCAGACGGTCAAAGAGTTCTGATTCACTGACGTTCCAGAAAACTACCTTGCCTTTACGGAGTATATTGTATCTTGTCATATGTGGGAGTTTTATATCCATTTATATGATTCTGGTTTTCTCGTGACCAACTCGAATGCGTGGATCGCACCAGATTTCAAATCCTGCCTCTTTTGCATCAAGACAGAAAGAAACGTCCTCACCGCACATATCTTGAACCTCTCC